GCTGAACGCAGAAACACGATTCGAGCCGTCAAGGAGCGATGTAAACCGCATTGCAAGTGATTTACTTTCACAGTACAATTCGCAGTTTAGTAAGGCAAAGCTTGCGGATCAGTTAAGCGGTTTCTATAAGTACCTTAGCGAAGCAAGAGATATTGAAGGTGGAGAGGTGCGGAACGTAAGCCGTGCAATTGCTAGAGAGGTTATAGAGAATGCCACCTACAAGGAAGATTCCGAGGTGCAGGACTATAACAAGGTAAAGGATTTCTTTAGCGGAAGACCGATATACATTACTGAAAAGGAATTGCATGATTTGGGGTATGAGAAGTACGGAGACCTTAGAAAGCAGTATTTCGGAAAGATTGATTTCAGAAAAGCAACAGTAGATAACAGGGGAAACGCAGACGATGTATATAAGAGTTTTACAGAAGCGTTCCCTTACCTTGCTGCAGGCGATAAAACCTATTCCGACGAATTGAATAAGCTTATCGAAGCATACGAAATGTCTATCCCTAAAGTGTATGAGGCTTTCCCCGGAGAAGAGCAAGAACACGCAGTAGATAGGCTTTCCGATGAAATATACGACGCTTTTCTTTCTGTCGGAGATGAAAGACTTTATCAGAAGTATAAGGACGGCTATAAGAAGATAAAGGAAAAGGCGAGAGCCGAAGTGCAAGCGGAGTTTCAGAAGAAGTATAACAAGGCACTTGATAAGATTAAGCAGCTTAGAAAAGACTATGAAAATAGTCTTATTAGTCATGAGGAATTTATAGACGCAGAATCAAGGCTCTTAAGCCGTGGCGGTGCGGAATATCAAGCCCGCCTTGAAATGCATAGAGCCTACAAGCAGAAGCAGGACGAGCAACGCCATAGACAGCTTTATAAGAAAGAGATTGTAAGGGATAGCAAGGCCTTAATGAAAATGGCGGTAAATCCGACTGATAATCTCCATGTGCCGAAGGTGCTACTAAAAGATTTAGTGCCTGTGCTTTCCGCTGTAGATTTTTCTTCTTATGATGCTTTCTATGAGAAGAAGCCGAAAATCGAAATGACGGCAAAGGAATTTGAGGGAGCACTTGCAACATTAACAAGCAGGATTCAAGATGCAGAAAAGAACGGTGATGTTTTCACAGAGGAAAACGGGAAAGGGGTATATTTCCCTATAGATCCTAGCTTAGTAGAAGGGCTTAGCGAGATAAAGGACGCTGTAGATGGAATCGGTGGAAACATGAACCGATTAAGTACGGAAGACCTGCAGACTTTGCGGGATAGCTTGCGAGGATTCAAGCATATAGTAGAAAGTCAAAACAAGTATATTTCCATGCAGAGCAACGAAAGAATCAGCGATGTGTCCAATGCTGTAATAAGCGACCTTAAGAAAGAAAAGACAGGCTCAGAGTATGGATGGGGTATAGGCACAATAAAGAACGGCTTGCAATTTAATATGCTAGACCCGCTTAGCTATTTCCACACGATGGGAGATGGTGGAGACAAGATCTATAAAATGCTTAGAAATGCAAGGGATAAAAAGACGCTTGCATTTACGGACATTATGGACAAGTACCATGAAGGTATGGAAAAACTGGGAATCACTCCAAAGGATACAGAGGGTCTATCAAAAAAGAAGGTGCAGTTTACGGCTACAAGCTTAGACGACATGCAGGGGCATACTGTAGAAATGACCAAGGCAGGCTTAATGTCGATGTATCTTTATACATTGAGAGACCAAGCAAGAATGCACCTTTTCGGGGAAATAACAAATAGCGAAACAGGCGAACGGCAAGAGGGCGATTTCAAGCTTGGCGGTTTCATAATCAAGGAAAAGCCGAGAGGAATTCTTGGAAAAACCGCTAATGCTGCAGAGACCTATAAGCTGTCCGCAAAAGAAACAGAAGCGATTATAAAGGAACATTTGGGAGAAAAGGAAATTGCGCTTGCTAAGTTAATAGGAAGCCTTCTTTCTAATGATGTTGCAATGTACGGAAATGAAGCAAGTAATGCGGTTTACGGCTATGATAAATTTACGGAAAAGAACTACTTCCCGATTAAGGTGGATAGCGATAGCCTGACCATGAAAAATGCAGACCTTGAAAAAATGATGTCTACCCTAAAGAACAAGGGCATGACAAAAGCACTGCAGAAGGAAGCGTATAACCCTATTGTCATTGATGATATTTTTGATGTAATGGTAAAGCATATTGACGAAATGACTTCCTATAGTGCATATTTCCCGGCAATTACTGATATGCAAAAGTTCTACAATATGAATAATGAAAACGGCGATTCCGTGCACAGACAGATATCCCGTGTCATGGGTAAGGGTGGAACGGATTATTATATGAACCTTCTTAGAGACTTAAACGGAAGCCGTGGAGAAGATACAGACATAGGAAAAATAGCTTATGGATTTTCAGGATTATACAAAGGGGCTTTAATCGGGAATAATTTGCGTGTAGCGGTGCAACAACCTATGTCTTATATGAGAGCTATGGCGGCAATTGAAACCAAGTATTTAATGCAAGGCTTATCCCTTCCGTTAAATGAAGCGAATGCGGAATGGGAACTTTGCCAAAAGTACGCACCTATAGCAAAATGGAAAGCTATCGGAGGATCTTATGATATAAACTTAGGACGAAGCACAAGAAGCCTTATGACAGGGGAAACAGGCGTAAGAGACAAGATGAATGCCGTTAGCTTTTATCTTCTTGAAAAAGGAGATGAAGGAGCATGGAAGCGTTTTTGGTATGCGGCAGAAAAGAAGGTCGAAGATACTACAAACCTAAAGAAAGGATCAGAGGAATACTATAAGGCGGCGGCAGATATATTTAATGATATAGTGGATAAAACGCAGGTAGTTGATACCGTCTTAAATAGAACCGACGCAATGAAGGATAAAACCGCAATGGCAAGAACTATGACCTCCTTTATGAGCGAACCCTCAAAAACCTATAATATGATGTATCGCTTGATTTATGATGTGAAGAGGGGAAAAGCTACTGTCGGAGAAGTGGGAAGCGTTCTTTCCAGTATATTGGTAAGTAGTGCTATGGTATCGGCGGCGGCTTCTTTGGTGTCCGCAATGCGTGACAGGGATAAGGAAAAGAAATTCGGAGAAAGATGGCTTGACCATTTCTTTGGTGATTACCTTGAAAATATAAACCCGATTAACTGGGTGCCAATAGCAAAGGATTTGTTTTCTGCTGGTATAAATATATTACAAGGAAAGCCATTTTATAGTAATAATCTTGCAACAAAACCACTTGAGGATGTGCTAGGTGCAATTAAAGAGATAAATGATGTTGCGACAGGAAAGAGTAAGAAAACTTGGGTAGGTGCAGGCTATAAAGTATTAAAAGCATTAAACATTTTCGGAGTATCCCCTTACAATATAGCTAGAGATATTGCAGCAATCTACGATACAATTATCTATGACAGTCCGCTTGCCAATGTAAAAGCGCAGTTTGAGAGAGACGAAAGTCTGTTTAAGGCGAGTCACCAAAACAATAAGGGGGCATATGACAATCTTAACCGCCTTTTAAAATCTGCATTAAAGGCTTACACATTAGGCGATACGGAAGCAGGAAACTACATTGTAAATAAGCTGAAAAATCAAATCCCGGATGATATTGTCAATGAAGCGCTGCAAAGGAACTTGTCAAAAGACGAAACTATATCACTTATGGCTGAAAAGAAGCTGAATGGAGAAGACTATACAGAGGAAAAAGAAAGTTTGTTAGAGCAAAGCTATACGGAAGAAATGATAAACAAAGCCGTAGATAGTGCCTATTCGAAGTTGAAACCGATAAGTAACGAGGATCTAGCAGAAAGTCTTTTTGAACAGTCGGAAGGCTACAAAGATAATCTATCCGCCTATGTCGAGTACCAAAAGGCGAAAGGGACTGATGATAAGCAGATTCGTAGCAGTATAAAGAGTGCTGTAACAAGCAAGTACAAGAAGCTTTATCAAGACGCAATAGGAAATCCGGCTGTATCGGATGAAATATTAAAAAAGATATTGCGGATCACCTACGATGGAAAACAACTCTATACGGAAAAGGACTTGAAGCAGTGGGCTAAATAGTAAAGAGGGGGGGCAAGGAAACTTGCCCTTTTCTTTTTTATTGCGAGGGAATGAAATCACCCTTAACGCTAGTATGAAGAAAAAGCCCATAGGGGAGAAAGGGGGAGAGCGAATGGAGATAATCACAAGCAATACATTTATCTTAGGGATAGTAGGGGCAATCTTTGCAAGTAGCGGATTTTGGGCGTTCGCCTTGTATGTATTTCAATCACGGCAAAAACTAAGAGAGCATGACAGAGATATTCTTGCCTGCTTAAAAGGCTTAATGAATATAAGAATCAGACTCCAAGCAGAGGAATACATTGCTAGGGGAAGCATAACGAATGCAGAGTATCGGGAACTAATCGAATACCTATATAAGCCATATAAGGCAATCGGCGGAAACGGATTGGCTGAAAAGATGGTAAGAGAGGTTGAAGAACTACCGATAACATCAAGAAAGGAGTAAACATGGATTTTGGAATTGGATCAGTAGTAGCAATCACAGTCATCACATACTTAATCGGTATGGGGTGCAAGGCGTGGGAGAAGCTGGACAGTAAGTTTATCCCGGTTATTTGCGGATTTGTCGGGGCAATCCTTGGAGTTGTGGCAATGAAGACCATGCCGGATTTTCCTGCAAAGGATATCTTGAACGCCATTGCGATTGGAATTGTAAGCGGTCTTGCTTCCACGGGAGCAAACCAAGTTAAGAAGCAGTTATCTAATTAAGAAAGGAGATGTTGCCATGAGTAAGAATGTGCCATTTGAGAGATACGAAGGAATCGATGAGGACACAAAGAAGCAGGATATCCCCGTTCCCAGCAAGGGGCAGGCTGATAATTCCGTTCACCCTGTCGGCTATGGTCGAGGAGTCGGAGAAGAGGATAAGGAACATGGTCCGGGGGTAACACCGAATCCCGATAAGACTACAGGTCCGGGAGTGAATCTGAAGAAGTAAGGACTAGGGGGAGCGGTCAAGTATCGTTCCCCTTTTTTGAAGAGTTGAGAAAAGTTAAGAAGAGTTGAGAAAAGTTGAGAAAAAAGTTTCTCATTTTGGAAAGGAGGATGCATGAACTCTTATCAAAGAGGGCAGAAAGCATTGTGCGGAGATTACTTTAAATTTACCCCGAATGGGGCGGATCAATTTAAGCGTGCCGGGCGGTGGCATACAAAACCACAAGCGGGCGATGTATCTTTTTACTTTAGCACAGAGAAAAATAGAATAGCACATGTTGGTATAGTCGATGGTGTCATAGCACAGGATTTAGAGGCATTGGAAGGAAATACATCCGGTGCAGAAAGAGACAGAAACGGCGGAGAGGTGCGGAAGAAGAGATACAATAATTTTAAGGTTGCACCGAGAGCATGGATCTGCGGATTTGGAAGACCTGTATATGGGGATGATACTTGCACTGTAGAGGAATTACTAGAGGTTGCAAGGCAAGAAGTCGGATATGAGGAAAAGACATCCCCGCATAGCCTTGATGATAAACACGCAAATAGAGGTAATAAAAACTACACTAAATACGGAGCATGGTACAATGGAGGAGAGGCACTATCCGAATACTGGTGCGCAGAATTTGTAAGTTGGTGCTTCTATCAAGCTTGCAAGCTACACGCAGAACGGAAAGCCTCTAGGAATGCACAGGAGACCCATTTAGAGGGTTGGAAGCAGCAGCAGGATAAATGGCTATATTACAAAGACAATGTGCCTGTATGGGGCAAATTTGAATATATCAATGGCAGGTGGTACGCATTCGACAATGCGGGATTTATGATTAAGGGATGGCTCAAGACCGATGAAGGGTGGTACTACCTTGGTGAGGATGGCGGTATGCTTTCTTCTCAATGGCTAGAGGACAAGGGGAAGTGGTACTACCTTACTAAGACGGGATTAATGGCGACCAATGCTAGAGTTAAAAAGGCACGAGGAGAAGGGTTCGACTATGTAGGAGAAGATGGAGTATACAATCCCATAAAATCCTTTATAATGGGTGCAGACAATCGAGTTGAAATTGTCGAATAATTATATAAAGTAGTGCTACTTTGGAGTAAAGCCGACCACGAAACCGCCCACGAAATTTTAAAAACCTAGACTTTATGCGGAGTTTAAGGGGATTATATGGGGGTTCGAATCCCTCATCCCCTGTTATCAGAAAACCTTAGGAAGATAGCCAAGAACGGCTTGAAACCTAAGGTTTTTTGCTGTTTTAGGGGTGTGAAACAAGAACGCATATTCCGAAAAAAAGAATGGTTTTTCTAGGGCACCCGCCCACGAAACCGCCCACGCTTTTACTGGTCATTGTTAAAATGATTTAGATATTTTTCCGAAGCATTTTCCAAATCTTCCGTAAGGGCTTTTCTGTAAATCCCCTTCATGATGTTATCGCTCTTCCACCCGCCTAATGTCAGAATAACGGAATCGGGTATTCCTAGGGCATGGGCTTTACTGGCAAAGTAGGAGCGTAGGCGGTGTATGCCGAAATGCGGCAAGTCTAATGCCTTTTGTGCAGAATCCAAAGCGCAGAAAATTTGATTTAAACTTCCCTTGTAAACATAGCCTTGCTTTCTGATTTCATCCGCTAAGTCTTTCGGTATGGGGATTTTTCTGTTGCTTCTTTCCGTCTTTGTGTAATTCTGAATGATCCATTCGTTTTTGCTGTTTAAGACCTTTGCTTTGGTGATGGAGATATAATTATCGTCTGATAGGTCGGAAAGGCATAATGCGCCTATTTCTGAACGCCTCAAGCCCATTGCGCCAAGGTATACAGGAATGTAATGCCTGCTAAGCCGTGGGGATTCTTTTAGATATTTGAAAATCTGCATGACTTCCGTTTCGGAAGGTGTGTAGATGTCTTTTTGCTCTTTCCTTGGGAGTTTTGTTGTTAGTATAAAGTCTGGTCTAAATTCTTTTATGACAGCAGAAATAAAGCCATGCCTGTTATGGATGGTCTTAGGCTTGAACTCTGATACCATTGAATTAATAAGCTTAGTAATGTCGTGTTGCTCTATAGAGAAAAGCTGAATACTTAAAAAGGATATAGGGATAGCTTTTAAAGCGTTTCTATATCCTTTAATCGTAGAAGCCGACAGCACATTTTCTTTCGATTCAATGTATTCTATAGCGTATTCTTGGAAAGTTCCTTTTTTTCTTTTCCTGTTAAGAGAGTCTAAGTATTGCTGAATGAGGAATGCTTCTTCTCTTTTGTTCGGCTTTTTATCTGTAGTTATAGAATGTTTCTTCTTGTCTTTTTCGAAGCGGATTCTATATCGTCCGCTCTTTAATCGTTCTATTGCCATAAGTCACCTATAAAAAAATATTATAACAACGAGGTATTGAAATAAGAACATTTGTTCTATAAAATAAAGACATCGCTACTTTAGTATGTGCAGGAGAAAAAGGCTATGGACGAGAAAGAACTGATACTAAAGTACCTTGATAAGGCTAGCAAGAAGGAGCTGAGGCTAATCCTGTTCTACATCAAGGCAATTTTAAGACTAGGGTAAAACCTAGTCTTTTTGTTTTTCTTCCTTTGCGTTAACAATATCCTCCGCTATCTTTTCCAGTAAATCCCATTCTTTCTCGTCAAGTCTAGCAAGGATGGAAACAAGCTTCTTTTTAAAAGTATCGTCTACGTCCGCTTGAAGGCCGCCTACAAAGGTGGCTATTTCCTCCTCTCTTGCCAAGTTGTCAGTAATTAAGTCTTCCCTATGGATTCCAAGTAGCTTGCACATTGAGTCTACTTTATCCATCCTAGGAGTTTTTACACCGCTTAGCCAGTTGTATATAGATGTTGTTCCTACGCCTAGTTTCTTTGCAAACTCTGCTTGTGTCATCCCGGATAGGTCAAAATAATATCTAAGGTTCTTTGAAAAAACATCATTAAATGATTTGCTTTTCATAATGCGCCCCTTTCACTATAGCCGCTTTACAACTTTCCTACTGAGCTAATAATAATCACATTTAGCGGAAAAGTAAACACTAAAAGTGAAAAATTATCACAAAAAGTGTTGACACGCGCTTAAAGTGTGATATACTCAATACATAGTCAAGGATTCGTCGAGCAAGAAAGGAGGACAATGTTTGAAGGATATAAAGATTAGTTTAGCGGCTGCGCGTGTCAATGTCGGACTTACTCAAGCGGAAGTTGCGAATGATTTAAGAATATCTAAAAAAACACTAATTAACTGGGAAAAAGGAAAGGTAAAACCTAGTTATGCAACGATTAAAACCCTGTCAAGCCTTTATAAAATCCCGTTAGAAAATATTTTTTTGCCTAAAAATACCACTTAATGTGATAAAAATACACACTTTTAAAAACAAAGGAGCAACACATGGGAATAGAAAACTATCACATCACATTAAAAATCGAACTCGACTTAGACCAACTCGGCTATAACGAGGACGAAGCACAGGAACTAGCAACCAGCTACATTGATGACTACTTAGATGAACTGTTCCGAAAGGATAACAACATATCGGACTGGGTCATTGAGGCAGAAATCAATCGCAACTATTAGAAAGGAGAAAGAAAAATGGCGTACTACAAAGTTAAAAATACCGTAGAGGTTGAGATTCGTGTCGAAGCTGATGACGCACAAAGTGCTAGGCATAAAGTTGCAATGCTGATATTCAACGGGTTTTTAAACCCTGAGGCTATACCAACTTTAGAAATTAGAAGGTCAGAAGTGCTGTTGGAAGACTAAGAGAGATATAGGGCAGGCAATTAGCCTTCTGATTCCTGTAACTCAACTAGACAAGGACAGAATTAGAAAGGGGCAGAATGAAAAAAGAAGAGAAAGAAAAAGCAAAAAAGGTTTTAGAACTAGCTTCAAAAATGGACAGGCAGGAAAAGGATGTATTCATAAGCTTTGGGCAAGGCATGGTGCTTATGAAAGAGAGATTAGAAAGAGAGGAGAGCAATGCCGAAAGTACGACTTGATAAGAACTACAAAAACAAACGCTTTGATAAAGCAATTAGAGTCCATAAAGCGGATAAGGATTTGACATTTAAAGAAGTAGCGGAGTCAATCGGACTCACAGAGCGAGGATTCCAAAAGAAAAGAAAAAACGGAAACTTCACATGGGAAGAGTTATGCGGAATTTTTAGAACCTTGGAATTTCGGGATAACGAGAGGCTGGAAGTCATGAGGGAATTTGCATGATTACAGAACGGAACAAGCGAATTAAAAAAGCAATTCTTTATCACAGGGTAGATATCGGAGAATGTAGCTTGCTACTGGGATACAACAGAAAAGAATTCAATGTAGTACTGAATGAAAGAAAGCTGAGCTTAGGGCAGATTATCGCTGTAGCAAATTTCGTAGGGTTTACAACAAGCGAGATAGTAGACCTATTTTTCTAAAGGGGGAGTGATGAAAAGAAGAACTGCATTAAAGCTTATCCGCTACGCAAAGAAAGCTACCAAGGCTATAGCGGTGGTTGACGGTATCGGGTGGATGATTCTCGTTACTTTACTGGATTCTGAACCGCCAATCGGTGACATAGTGATGAAGTATTTCATCTTAACAATGGCAATCCTCATTCTTTGCCTAGTGCAGATGGAAATACTCGACAGAATAAAAAATTCCCTGAACGCTGGCACGCCCAAGGGAACAAATAAAATTAGAACAATTGACATGATACCAAAGAAAGGAAGAAAAATCAATGGCAACACTTTACGAGATAGCAGCAGAATATATGACTCTTTTAGATATGGCGGAGGAAATAGACGAGGAAGTCTTTAAAGACACCCTTGAAGGTATCGAGGGAGAGTTAGAGATTAAAGCTGACAACTATGCGAAAGTTATCGCTGAACTGGAAAACAGGGCTGAGGGTTTAGACAAGGAAAGCAAACGCCTTGCAGAAAGAAAGAAGGCCATTGAAAACAACATAAAGCGCATTAAGGACAGCTTGCAAGGGGCAATGGTTGCTACAGGTAAAACAAAATTCAAGACGGAACTTTTCAATTTTGGAATACAAAAGAATAAGCCAAGGCTTGTACTTGATAAGGGCTTGGAAGATATCCCAATGGATTACTACATTTTCCAAGACCCGATAGCGGATAAAGAGAAGATTACGCAGGACTTGAAAGAAGGAAAAGAACTAGATTTTGCTCACCTTGAACAGGGTGAGAGCCTACGGATCAGATAGGGGGTAGGAAATGAACTTCAGATACTTAAAGAAAGATGAAATAGATTGCCGTGTGTCAACTTGTAATCAAAACGGCGTGTCCTTGCTCCTCTACAAGGATGCAAGAGTAGACCAAAATATTCTTGATGAAACCTTCAGCATTTTCGGATGGCAAAGAAGCCACCAACTTATAGACGGGAATCTGTACTGCACAGTAAGCGTAAAAAATCCCGAAACCGGGGAATGGGTAAGTAAGCAAGACGTTGGAAAGGAATCCAATGCAGAGAAAGAGAAGGGGCAAGCTTCAGATTCCTTCAAAAGGGCGTGCTTCAATCTTGGAATCGGCAGAGAGCTATACACGGCTCCGTTTATATGGATTCCCAAAGAACTGGTAACGATTAAAAAAGACAACAAAGGAAAAGATACAACATCTGACAAGTTTTCCGTCCGTTCCATCACGATAGAAGGTGGGAAGATTGTACAGCTTGAAATTCAAAACGATACAAGAAAGTGTGTAGTTTACACATTCGGAAAGACTCCGGCAGAAGAAAAGAAAGATAGCAAGGTGCAGGAAGTAACGGCAAAGAGAGAAGCAGAAGCAAAAAAGGAATTGGAATTTATCGACAATGATAAAGCAATCAACGTAAAGAAAACCTTATTTGCCTGCAAGGTAGAGGAAGGAAAGCTACTAGAGTATTACCACATTCCCGACTTTAAACACATGACAAACGCACAGTTTAACGACTTCGGGAAGAAGTGGAAGATTCTTGCTAAACAGTGGGGCGGTACGGCAGATATTAAGAAGGGGGCATAAATGGAATTAAGGGGCACGATTAAAGGCTTGGCAAGTACATTTCCGAAAAGAAAAATCCTAATCGAACTGGAGACGGATGGACGGCTTGAGGACATCGAAAAGCTACAGGGAAAAGACCTAGACATTACTTTTAAGGTTCATCGTGAAAAGAGAAGCCTGGATGCAAATGCTTTCCTTTGGTCGTGCCTCGGAAAGATGGGGGGCGTGCTAAATGTTCCGGCTTGGGATATGTACCTCTACAGCTTGGAGAGATACGGGAAATACACTTACATCCAAATTCTAGAAAGTGCTTACGAGGATCTAAAAAGGATGTGGAGAGAGACTAAAGTTGTCGGCGATTTTATGAGTGTAAACCCGATTACAGGAGAAAAGGAAAAATATTTAGAAGTCCTCTGCTTCTTTGGCTCAAGCACCTACAACAGCAAGGAGTTTTCCCGGCTACTAGAGGGCGTGATTTCCGACATGGAGCAAATGGGGCTTGAAAGACCAACAGACGAACATCTTAAAGCAATCATTGAAGAGGTAGAAAAGAGATATGAGAAAGCAGAAATTCACGATAGAAGGACGGCTTGACGGTGTAAATGAACTTATATCCGCTAACCGAAAAAATCCGTATGTAGGGGCAAAGGAGAAGCGGAAACAGCAAAACATCTGCATACATGCAATAAGAGCGTCAAAGATTCGTCCGGTGCTTAGTTATCCCGTTTCTATCTGCATTAAGTGGTTTGAGAGGAACGGACGGCGAGATCCCGACAATATAGCAGGAGCAAAGAAATTTATCTTTGACGCATTACAAGAAACAAAGATTTTAAAAAATGACGGATTTCCCGAAATAGAGTTTCTAAGCGACGATTTCGCAATAGACAAGAAGTTTCCAAGAATCGAGGTTGCAATAATTGAAAATGAATGAATTTGAAAAGGAGTTTTCAGAGGAACTAAAAGGGCTTGATTTCCTGCAAAAGAAGAAACTCGAATACGAATTTAATCGGTGGAAAAACGGGTTAGGACGAAAGATAAAGCTAAGTGAGAATGAAATATTGACACTGAACTATATCAAGGAAAAGGCAAGGAAACGCTAGGGGGAAAACATGGCAGAGGAAAAGAAAAGCTACATCATGTATAAAAGCTGGAATCCACTACTGGAATCGCTTCCACCGGAACAGCTCTATGAGGTTTTCCATGCAATTATAAAGTACCAAAACGGAGAAGAAACAAATATAAAAGACCCTGTTATTCAAGCAATTTTCAAGATGTTTAAAAAGCAGTTTGAAGAGGATGAAAACAAGTGGGGAAAAGAACGCCAACAAAGAATTGACGCGGGGAGAAAAGGCGGGAAAGCAAAACCAACTGAATATAAAGAGTGCTTAGCGGAAGTAAGCGAAGCTAAGGAGTGCTTAGCACCGCTTAGCAAAGTTAAGCAAACCCAAGCAAATCAAGCTGTAATGGTAGAGGTAGAGGTAGAGGGTAATGTAGAGGTAGAGGATAGTGTAGATGTTAAAAACATATTACCCCCCTATAGTCCCCCCAAGGGGGGAGAAGCCGATTCCTCACTTCGTTCGGAATCTCGTCAAAACATCGACGACTACACACCGCCTAAGCCGGAGCGGACGGACTACCAAGGCGTATTGGACGCATATCACGAATGCTGTCCTAGCTTTCCTGCGGTTATAAAGCTGACTGAAACCCGAAAGCGTGCAATCAAGGCAAGGCTTAAGGATTACGGGCTAGAGGAGATTAAACGAGCCTTTAGCCTTGCGGGGCAATCGGACTTCTTGAAAGGCTCTAGCGGTTGGCAAGCAAGCTTTGATTGGCTGATGAAACCCGCCAACATGACAAAGGTGCTAGAGGGGAACTATACAAATCGGGCAAGTCCTGCAGGTGGGAAGAGTCAATCCATGTGGGGAGAGGACGACTATCTAGCCAAGCTTGCACGGGGAGAGGTTAGCCTTGGGGACGAAGACTGGTTTAAGAGTATCAAGAACCCCGACATCATTGACGAGAAAGGAGACACGGCATGACGGATTACGAGATAGGGCGTTTAGTCTACGCAGTCCGGGGGACTTACCCGAAGTACTACGCCAACATGGGCGCAGAGGACTTAAAGGGGTTGTCTATGGCGTGGGCGTTAGTGCTAGGGGAGTACGACTTTGCCATAGCGTCAAGAGCTGTACAGCTTTACTTGACGAACGACACAAAGGGATTCCCGCCAAGCCCTGGGCAGATTGTAGACGCCATCCACAAAATCACGAATCCCCGAATTGTAGAAATGACGGCTACGGAAGCATGGGCGCTTGTACGAAAGGCAATCCGAAACGGCTACTACGGAGCAGAAGAGGAGTTCGCAAAACTTCCTACAGCGTGCCAAAGAGCGATAGGCAGTCCGTCAAACCTGCGGGAGCTTGCACAGCTTGACACAGACCAAGTGGAGCCTGCG